TAAGCATTTGCAAATATTCGTCATCGGTTATCTCAATAACGTCAGAGGGTAAACTACTGTGTACTCGAGAATCATAAAACCCCCTGTTTTCTTGACTGTAATATTTCATATCAATACCCCTTTGCTCTGAAATACAAATTTATTGTTTTAGCTGATACACTGTCTTTATCTGCAATCAAATCAGCTCCTGTTAGAGTGACAGAATTTACATAAGCACCTATATTATCTGTCGTTGACGTTGAAATAGGCGTCCAACTAACATCAAGAACCGAATTCGGAAACGCGATGGGGAATACCACTGGTATTATAGTGTCGCCCGAAACTGATACGCCTGACACATACCCCCACTGATTTATAGTACCGTTAGGTAGGATCTCGTAACCATTAGCGGAGTGGTCTACCTCCCCTTTTGGTGAAGGCAATTCAAACCAATCATTAGAAAGATCAAAAACAAGCTCTGTTCGCCCGTCTATATCTCCTGCTGCCGGGTCTGCGCCGCCCGAAAGTTTGATGTTTTTAACGCCGAGACCTGCCACGTTTACAGTTGATGCGCCTGTATTAGCGTTAGCTGCTATAAAACTTAATGTATGTCCATTTTTGTATGAGTTCGGTGCTGGCTTGTCATCTGCGGGGGCTAAAACGTAAGTATTAGATGCGCCACTATCTGCGTAAAACTCAGACATGTCTAGCGGGCTAGACCAGTATGTGTTGGTTGTGTCTAGCTCTGGGTCTTGCCCGGTGTGGATTTGTTGTGAAATATAAAAAGCGCCATTCCTATTAGTTATAGCAGTCGCGGGGTATTCTTGTAATGAATCCCATTCAGGTACGCCCATTTGATGAATATATGCGTGAATCTGCCCAAGTGTAAATCCTAGACCGTTAAAATCTTCTTTGTCTGGCTTATCATTTACCCCGACAATCTCCCAACCTAAGAAATAGTCAGCATTAACGTTGTCGTCTAGCGTGTCGCTTTGCGTCACATCACCAAATACGGTTCTATTCGTCCCTGTTGAGTTTGACGCAAAGGCTTTTAAATCGCCCGTATACCTATTTATTTTAGCCATTCTAAATTACCTTTGTTGAAAAATACCCGCCAATAGCCGAGTCAAATTTACTCCCAAATCCTTTTCCGTTTTGATTATCAGAAAAAGAAAACCCGTCATCAATATATGCTTGTGAAATTTTAGCATATCTTACGCCTTGAGGCTTTGGCAGTAACCTTATTGACAATATAGCTTTCAAAAAATCAATATTGTACTCTGGAGACACATACATATTAAGCGACATATCATAATTATCTACGACATAAGCAGCACCATCAAACAAAGTGTTAACCGCGTCTTGAATAGAAATATTATTAGCATCTACAAGGTACGGTGACCCGAAATTTTTTGCTATCTTCGCCTTTATGAATAAATAGTAATTTGGATCATCGAGTACTAAGTCTGTATAATCTGGCGAAAACTTGCTAGAAAATGGCGCAGTATCAGCAACAGGCGAAAACTTACTATTAAATCCTCTAGCGTCTGAGTTATCACTAAACCCAAAAGCTAGCTTTGGTATTATTGAGGGAACTATTCTGCTTACACCTACAATCTTTCCTGTAATATCTAAACGATCACCATAGGCGCTATCAACGTCAAATTCTATTGGGAAGCTATTTAACCAATTAAATATTTTCTCGTAACGTGCGGCCTTAAATTCTATCTCAGCGCGAGCGTTGGGCTTATCCCAATATTGTTTAATTAATAAGTTTCGATAGTCGCTAACAAAGCTCAAGGTATATCTGTGACAGTCACGTCACCCTCATCAATCGTATATTTTTCGGGAAGACCTGCAATAAGTCGCTCATCAGTCCATGATATACCATCATCGCTAACTTCTAGGTTGTATGGGATAAATCCATCACCAGCCCTAAACGCATTAGAGTACAAGTCGCTTGCAATAACATTATCGCCAATGTTAAATGTTCTGCTTGCTATTTCTTGAGCAATCAGAGCAGTATCAACAGGGTTTAATGTGTTTTTTCGCTTTGCATCAAGCCGAACGAAAACAGGCGTGTAAGTTGGTCGGTCAAACGTCATCGTGTGGATTATTTCAAACTCTGAATTATCTGGCCTGATTACTGTTTCGGTATACGTACTCGTGACGGCACCGACCATTCCCTTTCCGCCTGTCTTATTTAATACCATTGTTTCCACAATATCAGAAACAGCGCCACCCTCAACTACAACCCAAAGAGAATGCGCAGGTATTCCATCGCCATCCGTAACATCCGTATCATTTTCATATACTGCCAAATCAGTAACATTGTTTATATTGCCAATAGCGGTAAACATTCGTCCAATGCTTGACGATGTTGGCGACTCCAGCGATCTATTTCTACGCTGCCGTGCCTGCTCTTCGGTCTCTTCTTCGATGCCAACAGTTGCGGATGATGGGTTAGTTATAGCAGTAACGCCAATGACAAACGTAGCTTGATCCGTTACCGTGCCTGCCCCAGCCTCGATAGCGCCAAACTCCTCCGAAAATAATGTGACGGTGGTTGTCCCCGTAGGAATGCTTACGCTAGTCAATCTTATCCATGATTGGCCTAGAGCGTCTCTAGCCGCATAGTTTTCATCTAGCGTAACAGGTCGATCAGTCGTTACCTCAACATCAACTTGCGAACGAGTCGCAGGTCGTATAGTTACGCCTGCCAACTTCATAATTCTTTGCTGTGACTGACCAAAAGCGAAGTCTGGGTCTGACTGCTGATACATAGTCAAACCAAAAGACTGTATGTCAAGCAAGTGTTGAGCCTCTATCGCTATTCTTTGTCCGTCTGGACTATCTGGATCAACGTTAATATCACTCCCATAAACCGCTTGATAATCCGCAACAAGCCCATCGAATATTTCCTGAAACGTCTCTATTTCTACGCCATTTTGTGTAAATTCTGGTTTCATGGTGTCAAGCCTACAGTTGTCGATACCGACTCATTATATACGTCTGTGTAGGTTACTGCCATGGCTGCGTTTCGGTTGATGTCCTTGTCGATAATTCTAAGCTCTTCAATTGATATAACGCCGTTAGTTTGAGATACGCACTTTTCTATAGCTCTTAGAATTTGCCTCTCAGTCCCAAGACTACCAAAAAGCTCTATCCACGGATTACCATCATCAATATCTAAAAAGTAATCATTAGTAAATGACCGTAACCTAGTCACTACATTTTGCTTTATTTCATCGCTACGTTGTACATAATCGGCCTTACCTCTGCCAAAAGTCCAGTCGCCATCGCTCGTTATTGATCTTACGCTCATGATGGTGCACCCGTATTGCCGCCGCCAGTTTGAACGCCCCCATGCACATGAGAGGCAAAGTCAATCCCAGCTATTGTTGCATTTTCGCAAGTAACCCTTCCTGTGCAATTTATATCACCGTTTACCGTTAGATTCCCGTCAATTGTAACATCGCCAACAATATTAGTATCGCCTACCTGCTTTATAACGCTTGGTATATCAATAGCGCCGTCAAAGTTTTCAAGCCCAACAATAGCAATGCCATCGCTGTAGTCGTGCATCCTAAATTCAGCAGGTTCAACAAAATCTTGCCCTGAGTACCATCTATCTAGGCAACGCTCAGTAAATACAACCAAGCAATAATCGCCAACGGCAATCGGGTGAGCTGTATAACTACTCCCGCCCTTCATAAACAGCGGAATAACTTTTGTAAATGTTGTTAGCTCAATAGATCGGCCTTTGACAACGCGATTTACTACGGGCTTTACATCAATTGTTTTTTGCTCAACTCTTTCAACTCGGCAAACGGTAGACGTGTGAAGATTAGCCAGCGCATTAAATAGGCTAATATTGATAGTATCAATTAACTCTTTTTTATCAATCACTTATTAAAAATCCCGTACATGTTTGATCCCATGGGTCACCTTCGTTATCTCCCGCATATCCTATGACGTCCACCCTGTAAGTGCCATTTAAATGGGGTGCAGTTTGACTTATTAACTTAGCAGACCCGCCAAGCTTTATTGACGGGTTCATTTTTGTCTGAAAAGTAACTTCTTTATTTTTACGAGTCGGAGTACTTATCAATCCAGTCTCGGCAGAAACCACAGGGATAAATCTTCCCACCACTTCGGTGTCACTAATAATATAAAGTTGCTCGTTATCAATAAACCACGTTTCATTTTCGCCAATCGTTTCTTCTATAAGTCGCAATGAATTTCCAACAAGAACCTTTGGCCTGCTTAATACTGGCCGCTCATTAATCTGGCCTACCGTAGTGTTAGGCATGTCTGAAAGTGCAGCATCGACAGCTCTACGCCCACCCTCAACAGTTCTATTGGTAAAGCTA